AAGCTCTCTCAGCACCAAATGCTGTTTCTCTGGGTGAATTCAATTCACAGTTAATTACCTTCTTTACTATTGCAGGTGTATATGTGATCATCAATACAGTGTTCAACGGCTTCTTGGTGAATCACTGGACTTTTCGTTGGAGACAAAGTATGGCAGAATACTATCTTGCCAACTGGGCGAAAGCGCGTAAGGTAGAAGGCGCAAGCCAACGCTTACAAGAAGACACACTAAAGTTTGCTCGTATCACAGAATCTCTTGGTATCGGACTGCTCGAATCTATTCTGATGCTTGGTGCTTTTATACCTGTACTTTGGGTGTTATCCGAAAAGATTACTGTCCTGCCGATCGTAGGCGAGGTTAGTCAATCCCTAGTTTGGGTCGTGATTCTCACTGCTCTCGGTGGCACTGTAGTGCTGACATTGGTTGGACACAAGCTTCCTGGAATTGAATATGATATTCAAAAAGCCGAGGCTGCTTACCGCAAAGAGCTAGTAATTGGTGAAGATGATTCGACCAGAGCGAAGAAAGCTGATGTAGATTTCCTATTCAGAGATGTAAAGAAAATACACTTCCGTTCATATATGCATTACTTCTACTTCAATATTGCAAAATGGTCATATATCCAAGGTATGGTAATCGTACCATATGTTGCTTTGGCGCCAACTATTGTAACGGGCGCGATCACTCTCGGTGTTGTGTCACAAACATCAAGGGCTTTCGGTAAAGTTGCGGAAAGTCTCCAGTATGTAGTGAGAAGTTGGACGCAGATTGTAGAAGTAATTTCTGTTTATAAAAGGCTGTCCGAGTTCGAGTCAAAAATTAATGACTGAAACTATTATTATACCCAACAAGGGAGAATTTAGATGACCGAAATGCCCGTAATGAGAAACACCATACAAGAAATCATTAAAACACACCCAACGGAAGAGCCGTTATATGTTTTTGATCCAATGGAACTAGAGAAAACATATAATGAATTTAATGACAATTTCAACGGGATGGTTACATTTGCTGTAAAATCTAACCCACATGCATTAATCCTAGAAAAGCTTTTGGATCTAGGCATTAAAGGATTCGATGTAGCTTCGATAGCAGAAATTGAACTCACTAAAAACCTATCAGCTGATATGGGTTTTTATACCGCACCTGATATGCATTACAACAATCCCATCAGGAGTGATTATGAAAATTCTTGCGCTTTATCATTAGGAGTCCGATCATTCGTAATTGATTCTTATTCAGAGCTTTTTAAATTAGCAGAGGGTTGTAATGATACTGGAATATCAACCAGGGAGGTCGAAGCCACTATTCGTTTCTACGTATACGTTCCGGACGCCGCTGGGTACGATTTCAGTACTAAATTTGGAGCGAATGCTGATAAGTCTATTTCGCTTCTAAAGAGTGCTGCAGATCTTGGTTTCCAGCTTGCAATTACGTCGCATCCTGGGTCCCAATGTAAACGAGCAGAAACATTTGCGATATATATGAAAACTGCAAGAGATATTGTTGTCTCTTCCGGCCTCGTATATGATGTCAAGAGAATGAATGTTGGTGGTGGGTTTCCTATTGGATTTCCGTTACAAGAAGTTGATACGTTCGATCAGTATATGTCAAAGATCGAAGGCACTACAGCAGAACTATCAAAGAGCGGATGGACGCCTGATTTGATATGCGAGCCAGGGAGAGGTATGGTAGCATCATGTGTTAGTTTGATCACACAAGTCAAGGCTATCAAGGAAGACGGTAGAATCTATATTAATGATGGCAAGTATGGAGCTTTTGAAGAGTGTCGAACCCTCAAGTTAATCCCTAAATTCGAAGTCGTTGATCATGAAGGTAATCCAAAAACCACAACAAACACTCGGCCTAGATCAATATTCGGACCGACATGTGATTCGGATGATGTGATGCCGTATGAATTAGACATGCCATTGGGTTTAATGCCAGGCGATCATATCGTTTTCTATAACATGGGTTCTTATGGCTCAGCAACAACAACAGATTTTAACGGTTACTGTAGTAGAGACTACGTAGATCTTAGGGGGTATTAAGATGAAAATGATCGAAAACTTACCTACATACAACATCGATTTGGATTGGTATCTACAAGCCACAGAAGATTATATCAAAGAATATAAATCTGCGGTGGATGATATTTCTTTTAGCAACGAAGTCCCAACATGGGAAACGCTCGATAAATTAGATATTATCGGCGCTGAGCATTCTAAGAAGTGGGGTGCTTTCTCTCATCTTCTCGGGGTGCTTGATAGTGATAATCTCAGAAAAGTTTATGATGAGGTGCTTCCTATCATGTCTGAGTTTTCTATTTGGATTAGCATGAATCTACCCTTTGCTGAGAAAATTAAACAACTCAAGGACTCAGGTACCTTAGACGCCATCCAGCAAAAGGTAATCGACGACACTTATCTTGGATTTGAACTGAGTGGTGTTTACCTCTCAGAAAATAATGCAAAACGTTTTGCATCAATTTCTAAAAGATCCGCTGTGCTCGAAAATACGTATCGCAAGAATACATTAGATTCTACTAAGGCATGGACGCACCATATCACTAATATAGATGATCTGGATGGTGTTCCTGAGACGTCATTATCTCTATATGCAATGAACGCTAAACAGCGCGGCTTAGATGGGTGGCTACTGACACTAGATGCTCCTTCTGTTGGTCCAGTCATGGCATATTGCCACAATCGTCCTTTGCGTGAGATGGTCTCTAAAGCAGCTTCAACAAAAGCTTCCCGATTAAGCGATAACCCCGAATTTGATAACACCGCTATTATTGATGAGATGATGCAGTTGCGTTTCGAACAGGCAAATATTCTTGATCGAGGCCGTCCAGCGGATTTATCACTGATAAAGAAAATGGCTAATAGCCCAGAAGAAGTGATTGATTTTTTATATGGTGTGGTCGATAAGGCCAAGCCTATTGCAGAGGTGGATGAGAAGAAATTCCAAGAGTATGTTTTATCAAAAGGTTGTGATGATTTACAGTCGTGGGACAGATCGTATTATGGGGAGATGATGATAAAAGAGCATTTCGATGTGGACACTGAAGAGGTGAAAAAGTACTTCCAATTAGAGAATGTTTTGGCTGGTCTCTTCGAGTTGGTTGGACACATTTTCGAGATTGAAATCCGCGAAGAAGCTAATGATGATGTTTGGCACGATGACGTGAGGTTCTTCCGCCTCTATAAGCAGGGTGAGCATTTTTCTAGTTTATACATGGATCTATACTCTGACCCTAGCCGTAAACGTGGTGGTGCTTGGATGGATGCTCCTGTTATTCGTTGGGAGCATGATGGTGTTCTTCAACTGCCAGTAGCATATAACGTCTGTAATTTTTCTAAGCCGACAGAAGATGTTCCATCACTATTATCATTTCGAGAGGTAGAAACTCTATTTCACGAGTTCGGTCATGGTTTGCATCAAATGTTAACCGAAGTTAGTGTTATGTCTGTTTCGGGCACAAATGGTGTTGAGTGGGATGCTGTCGAACTTCCTAGCCAAATTATGGAAAATTGGTGCTGGTCGAAAGAAGTTATTGATAATATTTCCGAGCACTATGTTGATAAAACATCTATGCCCGATGACATGTTCAATAAGATGGTTGAGTCTAAAAACTTCATGTCGGCTCATGGACTGCTGCGGCAAGTGGAGATGAGTATCTTTGATATGGAGCTCCACATGAATTATGATGCTAAAAATTTCACTATCCGTGATGTACTAGGCTCTGTTAGAGATAAAGTATCTGTCGTTCCAAGCCCTGATTATAATCGATTTGAAAACACTTTCAGTCACATTTTCTCTGGCGCTTATGCTGCGGGATACTATTCATACCTTTGGGCGGAAGTTTTATCGGCGGATGCTTTCTCTAAATTCAAAGAGGATGGTATATTTAATATCCAGACGGCTGACAAGTTTCGCAAAGAGATTTTATCGCAAGGCGGCACTCAGTCAATGAAAGTGTTATTTAAGAATTTTATGGGTCGTGAACCAAATTCTGATGCCTTGTTAAAAGATAGGGGAATTACCATGGTATGACAATGAGCAATTCCAGCCACCCGAGAACCTATAAAGACCCGGGTGTCGATGTTAAAGAAACAACAGTTTAAACTACGTAACAATTGAGGATTATTAAAAATGAAAATCGAAAATGGACCATTTAAAGACGCATTAGATAGTGACAACGTCGGCGTCATTCTAAGGGAGATTATTACATATCGTAAAAAGGGCGATATGCTAGTACGGGAAGTTGTGACTCGGAATTACCGTGTAGGTGGTGATTACCACGATACAACTGCCACGACCCCAATAACTTATAATCTCATGACAGGAGTAGTATAATAATGCAATTAGATCTAACGCCAGACGAAACAGTTATTTACGATCAGAATTTATTTGTTCTTGAGATCGAGAGAATTAATAATGAGACAGGTGTAGGGTACATCGATTCAGTAGTGCATTGGTGTGAGAAAAACAATCTAGATATTGAGACTGCTGCTTACTGGGTGAAAAGGAACCCAACTATCAAATCTAAGATCCAGGCCGAGGCTGAAGATATTAATGTTCTCAAAAGAGGGGCACAATTACCAATATGACCGGATTCGAATCCTATCAAATATACTTAGCTATGAAAAATCACTTCACTAAAGACGGATATGATTTCTTCAAGTATAACGGTAAAGTTAGGGTTAAAGAATCTTCGTTCATTAAGAGGAATGATAAGTTGTTTTTTGAGAAATTAGCCAAGCACGATGATCCATATGGATTGCTTGTGTCTAATCTCTCCCAAAACCCTAAACTATGGATAAGAGACATTTCTTATAGTGATGCTGCTAATGAAATGTATATCAAGTGGTTGAAGATCCAACAATCAATGAAGTACACAGTAAAACAAGACTTAGCTAAACTACATCAAAACTTTGATGATAATTTTATTATCAAAGCCAACGAACACCCAATACTGCTGAGAGCGTATCTGGGTGGTGAAATAACTCTAGAAACTATATGTTTACTTCTGGAGTTATCCAAAGCTTCTAAACATTGGAATTCCAAATTACAGTATGATTTGATCTATGAGGAATTAAAAATGAAGTTTCGGAAATACACGCCATTTATTAAAACTGACCGTGTAGAAATTAAAAAAATAATTGTAGATTATTACAATTAACACTTGACTTTAATACGAAAACAGGGTATAAATACTTATCAGTTCGCAAAGGGCTGGTAAACTTGTAATATATCGCAAATACAACGCAAATACGGAGAATATATATATGTTAGATTTTTCTACACTCAAAGCCAACTCTGGCAAAAAAACACTCGATCAACTTACTTCAAAGTTAGCTTCCGTTTCTGGTGGTGAATCCAAATCAGGTGATGAGAACTTCTGGAAACCAACAGTAGACAAAGCAGGAAACGGTTACGCTGTAATTCGTTTTCTACCAGCGCCTGCTAATGAGGATGTTCCATTCGTTCGAGTCTTTGATCATGGTTTCCAAGGTCCAGGTGGTTGGTATATCGAGAAGTCTTTGACCACTCTAGGTCAAGACGATCCTGTTTCACAATATAATAGTAAACTGTGGAACAGCGGTATTGAATCGGATAAGGATATCGCCCGTAAACAAAAGCGTCGTCTACAATTCTACTCAAACATCTATGTTGTGCAAGATCCTGGTAATCCTGCTAATGAAGGTAAAGTCCTTCTATATCGTTATGGTAAAAAGATCTTTGATAAATTGAACGAAGCTATGAATCCTCAGTTCGAAGACGAACAAGCTATCAACCCATTTGATTTTTGGGCTGGCGCTAACTTCAAACTCAAGATTCGACAGGTCGAGGGATATCGTAACTACGATAAATCCGAATTTGATTCTGCATCTCCTTTACTTGAAGATGATTCAGAACTTGAAGCTGTTTGGAAAAAAGAACACTCACTAGCTGAGATCATTGATCCTAATAACTTCAAGAGCTATGCTGAACTGAAGACCAAACTAGCTCGAGTTCTTGGTGAGGGTGCAGAACCACACGCCGCACCACAGCCAGTAGCTAGTGCTCCTGTATCCCCTGCTGCAGTATCAGCGGAGTCACTCCCTTGGAATGACACCCCTCAACAAGTAGCGGAGGCGACGCCTATGGCTTCAGCTTCTTCGTACCAACAATCTAATGACGATGAAGATGACGAATCATTGGCTTTCTTTAAGAATCTAGCTAACGACTAAACTATGAGGAGAGAGTCTAAGACTCTCTCCTTTTTTATATACATAAAGGAAATAATATGAAAAAAACAACTATTAATAAAATCTTACTGGTTACGGCTGTATGCTTTATAGTTTTCGTCGCCTTATTCAATTACAACAAAACTGAAACTGTACCTGAAACTACCGTTGAAGAACGCAGTGTAGTAGTCGGCGAATAGATAAACATTCGAATAAATGGCGTTTGTGAGCGATGGGGTAAAGCCATCAAGCAAACAAAAGGATTATAAAAATGGAAGCACTGACTTTATGGAGCGCTATTGGGTTCCTCCTGGCAGCATATGCTGTTATTGCTAATGATTCAGTACAGACTTTGGGTACATGGATCGCGAGTAACAATGAAAAGTTTAACTGGAAAATTATGTGGGCTGCTGCTTCAGCAGTCTTATTGTGGGCGTTGTGGTATGGATATATCATGCATGGCGATATAACTTATGGTCGTCTGAACAAGATACCATTCGAAGGTGTTCATTGGTATCACGCAATGGCGCCATTGGTGTTGTTACTATTAACAAGAATCGGTGTGCCTGTATCCACAAGCTTCTTAGTTCTGAGCGCATTCGCCACTACATTTGTCCTTGAGCAAATGCTTATCAAATCTATGATGGGGTATGTAGTGGCTGCAACAGCCGCCTACTCTATCTGGTATGTTATAAGTCGTTGTATGGATGAAGCAAAACCAGTCAAAGAAGACCATAAGACTCATTGGAGAGTAGCCCAATGGGTGACAACAGGTTTCTTATGGTGGACTTGGTTAAGCCATGACATGGCGAATATTGCCGTGTTCCTACCACGCGAAATGACTATAGATTTAATGTTAATGATCAGTGTGGTTTTTGTCGGCGGGCTTTGGTTCATGTTCCGTGAAGGTGGTGGTAAGATCCAAAAGATCGTATTGGAAAAGCATAATACTCGTTATGTCCGAAGCGCGACTATTATTGATCTAGTGTATCTTGTTATCTTATACTTCTTCAAAGAACTTAATGACATCCCAATGTCGACCACGTGGGTGTTTGTCGGTATGTTGGCTGGGCGCGAGTTTGCTATTGCATCCTTTATTGGTAAGGAAAAAACACGTAGTGTCTTTCCATTCCTAGTGAAAGACTTTGGTAAGATGATGATCGGGTTATGCGCTTCGCTGGCTATTGTCTTGCTTATTCATTATGTTATCGTGCCAAACGGGCTGTAATACATCCTCGGACT